TAACAGAGAGTAAGATTTAAAACCAGTGATATTAATAGGTCCTGTAGCACCATCATTTAACGAACTGGTAGTTCCCACTGCGGTAGTTCTTGTAAAACCGCCAACTGCTGGATCATCCCATGCAACGTTACCAGCACCATCAGTGGTCAATATCTGACCAATGGTACCGTCTGTGGCAGGCATAGTAAAGCCTGGAAAGTCTGTTGTGCCATCAGTGTTAAATTGCCAATTTTGATATCCTACGTTGTTAGCATCTAGACGTACTGTAAGTCCGTTTTGGTTAATGTAAAGAGTATTAAGGGTTGTGCCAGTGTGAAAAATATCTCCGGCGCCTGGAGTTACACCGCCAGCATCAGCACTAGGATCTACGTTAACCCAAGATAATTCCACACCTCCGGTATCACCAAGACCAGCAAGCAACCAAGGATAGCTGCCACCAGTGCCTCGCATACGAGAATTGCTTTCTGCATCGGCCGCCATCTTAATGTGCCCTAATACGTCAAGTTCAAACGTAAATGCACCGTTGACTAGTTCTGAAGTTGAGCCACCACCGCCCGCATCGTCTGTTCCGTTGGTCCAAAAAGTTCCGTCCCATTTGAGTACCTGTCCTGTTGAAGGAGTTCCTACAACATTAACGTCTAATAGATCGTCGATGTTAACTGAACCTCCCCCGCCAGATGGTGTAGTTGGTTGCCAAGTACTACCATCAGTATTCCATGTAAGCACTTGTCCATTAGTTGGGGCTGTTGCTGAAACGTTTGTTAGATCTTGTAAGCGTAGACTTTCTAGTCCCGCTGCGTACGGTAAGGCTGTCCATGAAAGGGAGCCGTCACCAACTTTGAACTTACCTGTGTCAGTTTCAAACCCAGGCTCACCTGCGCTTAAAGTTGTATCAGCAGAAGTCCATGCACTAGTAATTGACGTATCTAAACGCCAGGGCTGGGTTGTTACCAATGTTCGATCGTTAAACTCAACGTCTGAACTACTGCCTTCGTCTCCCACAACAAATGTAATTACTTTAACACCATTGGTAATAACCAACTGCTCAATGGTACCAGCAACAACGGGAGTTTTTTGTGGGAAATTAGTTAGCACACAGTAACCGTTGGCATCAATGGTTCTCGATACTATTTCATGTGCTGTCCAAGAAGTTAATGTTGTTCCGGAGGAATTTTTAAAAGCAAATGTAGTAAGGCTGGTCTCTAACGTCATTGTGCCGCCTGCGCCGCCGTTATTTACTACTGAATATCCCGCAAACAAACTACCTTTTTCGGGAGTACTTGTACTATTTGCTTCAGCGCCACGGCTAATGTGAGATGAGTCGCCGCTGTTATAAAACTGCCAAGTTGGATATTCATATGCAGAATCTGCCGCATTACGATAGGTTAAACTATCTACTATGTCTGCTGTAAATGCTGTGCTTATGGTCATTGTTGCCATGTTCTTATACCTCAGTTAATGTTACGCCACCGTCGTAGGGAACAAACGGTTGTCCTAGTGTGGCTGTTGTATCAGTGTATCTAATAGCGCCAACACCTGTAGTATCCGAAACCGGCACTACAACAAATTTACTTGATGCAGGAATAGCATTAAGGCTAACGTCTACAGTGGTAGCCATCCAAATTATTGCCCAACTAGCAGTTCCTGAACGCAAGGCATTAGTGGTTATAGTACTTAATGTATTGGTAAAATAATAAGTTTTTGTTGATGCATTGTATAAAAAACTAACCATGTTATTGTAGTGAGCAAGGCAATTAGTGTTGCTGCTTTTATAAGCAGTCCAATTGCTTTCTACTGTCTGTGCTGTAGGTTGAGCACCAGAATATATAGTCATTGCCCGCATTGGGTAAGTCCTGTCAGAAACACTTCCATTGTATGGTGTTGGGGTGTTGTTTAGTTCGGGTGTAAAAATCATGTCGAATGTTCTTCTAGTAACTAATCGACTAACTTGTGCTGAATATGTTGCCATTTTAACTTTTTCCTATTACATGTATTTATTAAGGAGTAAAATAATCATTATTACTCTTAACGTCAAAACCAGTTACATCAAACTCAAATGTTGGAGTATTTGTAGTATCTTCCTCTAATTCCAACATAAATGCGTTGTTACTGATCACATTAAATCCAGTTACATCTATCTCAAATGTTGGGGTATTTGTAGTGTCTTCTTCAAGCTCGATCATGAATGCGTTGTTACTGATAACATTAAAGCCAGTTACATCAAACACAAATGTTGGAGTATTTGTAGTATCTTCCTCTAATTCCAACATAAATGCGTTATTGCTAGTAAGACCAAATCTTGGTAGATTGAATTCGCCAGGTGTTGGTGTTGTACTTGTGTCGTTAATAGTAACTGCGCTGCTAGTTGCCACTACTGTACCACTTGTACTGCCAGTACGCACTGACACAGTAAATGTTTCTACACCTTCTGTAGTGGCGTCAGCTGTTGGTGTAACACTAAATGATCCTGAATTACTTGTAATGGTAAATGAACCCGAAGCTGCTGCGCCAAGTGATGCGCCAAAGTCCCCACCACTAGACACAGTCCAGTAATATGTACCGTTAGTGATGTTTGAACCAGACACGTTAAATGTTAAACTGCTGCCTTCGTCAACACTTGATGTGGCAGCGGCAACACTATATGTTGCTTCAGGAACAACTGGGCCACCGTCTGCTGTAGCAGCAAATACGGA